ATTCAAACTCCTTAAAAGACTCATTGGCGAGTCTAGTATTGCATTAGCAATCATTTATACTATTGGGCATATCTTTATTGCCACAATCTGCAACTGGTTAATTACCGGTGCAGCTATGGAGTTAGCGGCTATTGATGCAATTGTAGAACCCATCATTAACGGGATTTGGTTCTATCTACTCCATAAACTAGCAAAAAGATTTATAAAAAATGAATGATAAACAAACTTATCTTGGTAATTCCCAAGTAAAAAAAGATGGTGTTGAGCAAGGTTGGACTAAAGAAGACATTGTTGAATACCAAAGATGTATGCAAGACCCTGTATATTTTGCAGAGAACTATGGTAAGGTAATCAACCTAGATAAAGGTCTAACACCTTTTAAGATGTATCCTTATCAAAAAGAAATGTTCAAACACTTTCAAGATAATAGATTCTCTATTGTATTAGCCTGTAGACAATCTGGCAAGTCTATTAGTTCTTGTATGTATATTCTATGGTATGCATTATTTCATCCTGATCAGACTATTGCTGTTCTAGCAAACAAAGGCGCAACTGCTAGAGAAATGCTTTCTCGTATTACTCTTGCGTTAGAGAATATTCCGTTCTTTCTGCAACCTGGAACTAAGGCACTCAATAAAGGTTCTATTGAATTTTCAAACAATTCTAGAATTATGGCAGCAGCAACTTCTGGTTCTTCTATTCGTGGTCTTGCAGTAAACCTACTGTTTCTAGATGAGTTTGCATTTGTAGAAGATGCAGCAACATTCTATACCTCTACCTATCCTGTTATTTCATCCGGTAAAACTTCTAGGGTGATTATTACTTCTACTGCTAATGGTATTGGTAATACATTTCATAAAATTTATGAGGGTGCAGTTCAGTCCACAAATGAATTTAAACCCTTCAGGGTGGATTGGTGGGACGTTCCGGGACGTGATGAAGAGTGGAAGAAACAAACTATCTCAAATACTTCAGAACTACAATTTCAGCAAGAATTTGGGAATACGTTCTTCGGGACAGGTAATACACTTATCTCTGCTGATGCACTAATGAATATGAAAGCAGTAAATCCTATTGCTGACCTTGATAATGTAAAAGTCTATGAAGAATCAAAAGCAAAGCATGATTATGTTATGTCAGTAGATGTTGCTAAAGGTCGTGGTCAAGACTATTCTACATTTAATATTATTGATATTTCTAGTAGACCATTTAAACAGGTTGCTTGTTATAGAAGTAATATGATTTCACCTATTCTTTTCCCAGATATTATTCATAAATGGGCAAAGAAATATAATGAAGCATATGTTATTATCGAATCGAATGATGCAGGTTCTGTAGTTGCCAATGGTCTTTATTACGATATTGAATATGAGAATGTTCATGTTGAGTCTATGATTAAAGCAAACGCTATTGGTGTGACAATGAATAGAAAAGTAAAGCGTATTGGTTGTTCCAATCTCAAAGACTTAATTGAAGAAAAAAGACTGCATATTGTTGACTTAGATACAATTAGTGAGTGTTCTACTTTTGAAGCAAGGCGTGATTCTTTTGAAGCATCTGATGGTAATCATGATGACTTGGTTATGAACTTGGTGTTATTTGCATGGTATGTTGGAAGTCAGTCATTTCTGAATAACACAGATGTTAATTTAAAACAAATGTTATATGAAGAAAAAATGAAACAGATTGAAGATGAAGTAGTTCCATTTGGTTTTATTGATGATGGTAAAGAAGATGATACTGAAACTATTGGCGGCACAGTTTGGCGTGTTACAGATAGAACAGAATTATTCTAAAATTATAATATTATAAATATTGTTATGGTTGAAATAGCTTATGATGATTTGCTTATAATTCAATTTAAATGAAAAAAGGAAGACAAAATGGCATTCTTCACGCCTGCTCAGTCTCCAGCCGTAGTTACCCGTGAGATCGATCTTACTGGTATTGTACCTAACGTAGCCACTTCGACTGGTGTTTACGTCGGGCGTTTTCGCTGGGGTCCTGTAAACACACCAACATTAGTTAGTGATGAAGCATCTTTGGTGGCTCAATTTGCTTCACCTGATGACACTACCTCCGCAGACTTTCATAGTGCTGCATATTTTAGTAAATATTCCAATTCTATGTATGTTATTAGAACTGCAGATGATTCCGCAGTAAACAGCTACTTTGTTGATACTAACGCTGATTTCATGGCCACTATCAGTAGAGGCGAAAGAAAAATTGGAAACAGAAAAGAATTTGAAGACACTTTTCCTTCATTGGATAGTGACAAACATTCTTTCATTGCAAAGTATCCTGGCGTCTTAGGCGATGCAATTAGTATTAAAGTCTGTCCAGTAAGTCTAAACGATTCAGCTTTTGATAATTGGTCTTATAAGTCTGAATTCAATAGCGCACCTGGAACATCAGCATATCTTGCCGGTCTTGGTGCAGCAAATGCTAATGATGAACTTCACGTTGCTATTGTAGATAAAACTGGTGCATTAACAGGCACTAGAAACAACGTATTAGAAACGTTCCCATATGTATCTTTAGCAGCTAATGCTAAAAATCCGGATGGTTCTTCAAACTATGTTGCAGATGTAATTAACCAACAGTCCGCCTATGTATGGCTCGTAAATCCAAGATATATGGATAGCGACTTCTTTCAATCAGAAAACAACTCTGGTATTAATGCGGCCGATGAAACAAGTCTCTATGGAGCAACTGCTCAAAACGTAGCTACTTATGATCTTGTTTCTGGTAGAGATGGTATTGGCACCGTAGGCGAAGAATCACTTGATGATATTTTAGGTGAGATGAGATCAGGCTTTGACACCATTAAGGATGTTGATGCTTATAAAGTAGATTTCTTGATTGCACCAGTATTAAATTCATCTAACGATAGCGCAGCTGCCGATATTATTAATTACATGGTTGATATTGCAGAAAACCACAGAAAAGACTGTGTAGTAGTTACTTCGCCAAGATTAGATCATCTGAAATCAGTAACTCCTGTTACTGATACTGCTGATTTCTTTTCGGATGATGTAACTAGAAGCAATTATCTAATTGCAGATAACAACTGGCTCAAAGTATTCGACAAGTATAATGACAAGTACATTAATATTCCTGCAGCATCTTCTACTGCTGGATTAATGGCTAGAACTGATTATACTAATGCTCCATGGTTCTCACCTGCTGGTTTGCAGCGTGGTAGATACTTCGGCATTACCGATATTTTCTACTCGCCTAACCAGGCAGAAAGAGATGTTTTATATAAAGCCGGTGTAAACCCAATTGCAAACATTCCAGGTGCTGGTGTACTTCTGTATGGTGATAAGACCATGCAAAACCGTCCATCGGCATTTGATAGAATTAACGTTCGTCGTTTATTCTTGACCTTGGAAAGAGCAATCGCTGAAGCTGCTAAATCTGTACTCTTTGAATTCAATGATGAGTTTACAAGAGCTTCATTCGTGAATATCGTTGAGCCTTTCCTGAGAGAAGTAAAGGGTCGTCGTGGTATCACTGATTTTAGAGTAGTTTGTGACGAAACAAACAACACTCCTGAGATTATTGATCGTAACGAATTCGTTGCTACTATCTTCATTAAGCCAGCTCGCTCGATTAACTACGTTACTCTGAATTTCGTAGCTACTCGTACAGGCGTTGACTTTGAAGAAGTAGTTGGTCTTTCATTCTAAACCGCTTAACTAAGGAGATATAAAGATGGCTATTCTTGGAGTTGATGACTTCAAAGCAAAACTGAAAGGTGGCGGTGCTAGACCTAATCTATTTAAAGCAACGATCAACTTTCCAGGTTATGCTGCAGGAGATGTAGAACTTACATCATTCATGTGTCGGGCAGCGCAGCTTCCCGGCTCTATCATGCAGGAAATCATTGTACCATTCCGTGGTCGTGAACTGAAGATTGCTGGCGACCGTACGTTTGACGTATGGACAGCAACTATCATTAACGACACCGATTTCAACGTTCGTAATGCTATGGAGCGTTGGATGAATGGTATTAATGCTCACTCGCTCAATACTGGTCTTACTAATCCGGTAGATTATCAGGCTGATCTGGTTATCGAACAGTTAGACCGTGATGCAAGTGTCCTGAAAACCTACAACTTCCGTGGTACTTTCCCAACCGATATTTCTCCAATTGATCTGGCATATGATCCTGCCGCAGCAATTGAAGAATTTACTGTAACCTTCCAGGTTCAGTACTGGGAATCTAACACAACCGATTAAGACGCACTAAATAAAGTAGGGGAAAGGATAGTCTTTCCCCTATTATTATATTTGGAGAATTACTTTGGCAGACGATAATAGTTTAAAACTCTTCGGCTTAGAGATTAAGAGAGCAAGAAGAGAAAAAGATAAAGACCAGCTTCCATCTATTGTTCCACCCTTAGATGATGATGGCGCAGGCTATATCACTGCATCAGGTAGTCACTATGGATCATATGTAGATCTTAGTGGCGACCAAGCAAAAGATGATAGAGATTTAATTAAAAAATATAGAATGATTGCTATGCATCCAGAAGTGGATGCTGCTGTAGAAGACATTGTTAATGAGGTTATTTCAGGCGAAGACGACCTTGTAGAACTTAACATGGATAATGTCGATACTACAGATTCAATTAAAAAACAAATTAAAGAAGAATTTGAAAATGTTTCTGCGATGCTGGACTTCCAGAATTATGCGCATGACATTTTTCGCAGATACTATGTTGATGGAAGAGTTTATCATCACTTAGTTGTAGATCCTAAAAGACCTCAGGAAGGTATTCAAGAAATCCGACCAATTGATGCGCTTAAGATTCGTAAAGTAAAAGAGATAAAGAAGGAAAAAGATCCTGTTACCGGCGCAGACATTGTTAAGAA